AGTCGTATAGAGTGTAGCACCCTCGCAACTCTCACTTGACCTTGCTATCTTAGCAATCGCATTTGTTTCAGCGTGAAGGACTTCAGGTTTCGTTGTAAGTTTATATACAGGAGTTCGTGTTCCATAATCATGTATTGCTTTGGTCTCGCAGTTGTTGTCCCATCCACTTGGCATACCATTGATACCGATTGATAGAACACGATTGTCCTTTACGATAATACAACCTACTTGTATGCGTTGCGCGTGTGAACGTTCTGCGTAAAGTTTCGCAACGTCCATATGCGTTCTATCCCAATTAGTGAGCATTATCTATATATCCCTTTCTCTCTGAATTCTTCTTCAAAATCAAACTCATATTGGTCTTCATCTTTATTTTCAGCACAACACCTATCTTCTAGTATTGTACTCATAGCATTACTTGCAGTACATGTAAATAGTGCAGGAACAAGACTATGAATAATAAGTGCAGGAACCAAACTCTGTAATGTAAATGCATATCCTAATGCCTTCCCCATATGTTGTATCCAAGTCTCATTTATATCTTTTAGATGTTTTTGACTTTTACCGAATAGGTCTTTTCCTTCAACTTGTACAAATATCATTTCAGTTCCTTTTACCAGTGGTGAATTATTCCTGCTATAATGAAAAAACAAGTCATCCAATTGACACCTTGTAATGCGAGTCTCATCCACAAACCTTTGCGTGAATGTTTCATAGGAAGAACTGGAACCTTGGGTTCGTCGTCGTCATTCCTACCTATATGATAATCTAATGCCCTTGCGAGTATCTTTTCCCAAGTGGTAAGTTCATGATTCATTATATGAACCTGCATAGTTACATTCTTTGATACCACGAATAATATTCTCGAAGTTAGAAAGTCGTACCATATTCGCACCATCACTTGGTGCTTGCTCCGGGTCAGAATGTACTTCAATAAAGAAGTTTCTTACACCCACCGCACTACCTGCGCGCGAGAGCGCGGGAACGAAATCTCTATTACCGCCACTACTCGTACCGTTGCCTCCTGGTTTTTGAACCGAATGAGTACAATCTAATACTACAGGAATGCCGAGGTTCTTTAACATCCAATCAACACCCGTAAAGTCTACGACCAAAGTATTGTATCCGAATGATGTACCGCGTTCAGTAATCCAAACTTCTTCTGCTCCTGCTGTTTTAGTGATTATTCCCTTTACGTCCCAAGGGGCAAGGAACTGACCTTTCTTTATGTTTATAATCTTATTAGTAGAACAAGCATGATGTATCAGGTCAGTCTGTCTGCATAGAAACGCAGGTATCTGTAATACATCTATTACGTCATAGAACCAATCCATAATCTGGTCTATCTGTTTAGGGGTATGAACATCGGTAAGCATCTTGACACCGAGTTCTCTTTTTATTTCTTTGAAGTCTACTAGAGTTGTTCTTAAACCAAGTCCGCGAATACCGTCTTCACTTGTTCGGTTTGCTTTATCAAAGGAAGACTTGAAGTAGTAATCATATCCGTACTTGTCACATACTCGTTGACACTCTTTAGCGATTTCCAAACTTTGTTCAAGAGACTCATGTTGACATGGTCCTGCAATTATATTTCCGTTAATCATATCAATCCTATTTATAAGAATTTCACGTTTGCCATACACTCAGTAAGACAAGCAACGAGATTAAGTTCGTGGTCTGCTACGAATGCATTCTTATGTTGATAGTCCGCAAGTATTAATACTAACTGAGGTATAGAGGCAGGGTCAACATACTCTTCCATACTATCATAGATACCACGGAATACAGAGGCAGGTTCTACGTCCATATTATTAACAACCCACTGACGCATTTTCTTGAAGTCTTTTTCTTTTACATGTTTATACAGGTCTGAGTATTGAGAGTTATCTGTAACCAAAACACTACTGTTAATTGTACCTCCGATACTACCACGTTGTGCCTCATTAAGTATACGTCTCCAATCCGGAGCATACTTCATAATCAATCCACCAAGGACGTCGTTATTATATTCAACCTTTTCTTTTTCAAGTATAGTTTGTAATCGTTTCATAAACTGAGAGCATAGTTGTGCCATCTGTTTCTTAGAAGTATTAAACTCATAGACACCGCATCGAGAATGAAGAGGTTCAATAATACGGTTCTTGAAGTTACAGGTTAGTATGAACCGACAGTTCTTACTAAACTCTTCAATGAAACCGCGTAGGGCAGGTTGAGTAGATTGAGGATTAAGATAGTCTGCCTCATCTAGGATAACAACCTTGTATCCACCTGACAGGGATACTGAGGAAGCAAACTGTTTTATCTTACCACGAAGGGTATCGATATTACCTTCTTCAGAACCGTTCACTACTATAAAGTCAAGACCGAGTTCATTACAGATTGCTTTTGCTACTGTAGTTTTACCAAGACCTGCTGTACCCGTAAAAAGCATGTTAGGTATTTCACCTGTATCAACGATTTTCTGAAAGGTAGTTTTTAGTTTGGGGTCAAGGATAGTGTCCTCAACAGTCTTGGGGCGATACTTCTCGCACCATAGAAATTCTTTACTCATTCAATTCTCCATAATAATATAAGTTAAGTATACTATATTCTAGTATAAAAGTCAATAGAAAAGATGGGGTAACTGAAAGGAAAAGTTACCCCACCCTAGATATAACCTGCGCGGAAAGGAAACGCTAACAGGTTATATTGTCATTTACGCAAAAAAGTTTTCTAAACTCTTTTCGTATTTTGCATATTTACCGCCAGTTGAATCCCTTAGTTTGAGTTCAGCGTGCCCAGTAGATTTACGGATATACATTGTACAGAGTTCATTAAACTCTTCGGCAATCCATTCAATACTCTTACGGATATTTTCTTCGGTTCTAAACGTTTGTAATCCACCTTCTTCTTTATAGTAATTAGACTTGACAGTAATGTCATCTAGTCTTATAACAACTCCGTGTTTACGATATTGTCTCATACTATATTCATAATCTTCTCCGTGATTAGTTACACGGTTGAGTCCTTCGTCATGGTCTGCTATAAATCCGTACATACTCGCAATAATATAACAGAGTTTTGTATATGTTCTGTGCTTCATAAAGTAGGCATTCGCTGCAGCATAGATACCAAAGGTCTTAGCATTATTTTCTTCACATGCTTTGAATCCTCTTTCGATAACTTCCTTCTCGAAGTCTTCAACTCTTCCGAGAGTTTGCTCTCCAGTTTTTACTTGAACCTCTTCGATATCATCATCAAAAGACATTACGTATGTACCTTCGGGATACCACTTCTCAATAAAGTTACGCTGAGCACCTATGGTAGGTACACCCTTTACAACTTCAATATTCTTAGTGTATTCTGTTGAGGAAAGTGTACGAACATAATTATCATACTCACCTTCTTCTTGATCATTCACAAATACCTTAATTCTGTTTGGGTCTATGTTATATGACTCTAAAACCTTTAACGTTTTGTTCATTACAGTATCGTGGCGTTTGTAAGACGGAATACAAATCTGATATGTATCTAATATACTCATTATAAAAATCCTTCTAAAGATGCGACTTCAGTAATAGGGTGATATTGCTGTCGCATTTCAATACCTCCATTCTTCTCAAGATATATATACCATTCTTCTGAGTCCCACATACTAGGGGAAACACCATTCCAGTATGGTCTCCATAATTCATGCTTTTCATTTAACCTTCTGTCATCAACAAACTGACGACGTAAATTTTCATATTCAAGAGAACCTAGTATATCCATATCCTCACGGAAGTAGAATACAAGAGACATACGAAGCATATTTTCTGCGCCGGAGTCAGGAGTTTCGATAGGAGTATTACCATGAATGATTCTCATATTATCAATCAGAAGTAAATCTCCAGGACGAACATTTATGGCAGCGCGTACTTCAGGAGTAACAAGGTATCCACCTTTCCAGTCTTTACCATCTTTAGTAATCACTGTAAGGTTAGAGTAACCCTCATTCAAAGAACCAGCATCACGATGACACGCCATCCTAGCATTACGGTCAGACTGAGTAGTATTAACAGTAATCGTAGTGAATGTAGTATCCTCACCAATTAAGAAACGTTTGTCTAATCTGTCAGCAAACTTCTTCTGAGCAGCATAACGATTAGGAACCATCCTTGCCATTTCACTATCAAGTTTACGGGCGAAAGGATAACACTTCTCAAAGTCTTCCCTATTATGGTCAGTATAAGCAGTTGCTCTTCCATAAGGGATACGAGGATATCTACCATAAAATCCAGCAATACCAGACCAGATAGGACTAGCATATCTAGTATCAGATATGAACGTATCTTTTATCTTATTCGCATATTCTCTTGCTTCTTTAACAGATAATTCAGCAAGACGTTCCATTAGATTAGGGAAGAAAGTTATATAATCACCAAACTCAGGTTCGACCTTAGTTCGTAACCAAACCTTACCCCTTGCTGTATCTTTTACTGTTTTATGTTTTTCAATAATATCTTTAAGAGCATCACCGAATGTAGCAGGTTGACCATTAGAATAATATTCAAGAATATCGTTTTGAAATGCCGTTACCCATTCACGCGCACCTTGCATAACAGTCTTTGGACCAGCAGCGAGACCACGATTATTAGATTCAACTGCCGCACCGTATAAACCTTCAAACGCACCTCTTTGTTCTTCTTCAGTAAAAACATTTTTACGGAACTTGAACGCAAGTCTTGATTCATTTAAAGAAGTGTCACCACTACCATCTACTCCGATTTCAGCGGGAAGATAAAAGTCTGCGTCATGGTCTACTAGAATATCATAAGAGGATTCATCAACGAACTTACCTAGCACGTCTTCATCCTTCTCAATAAACATAGCAGTATAAATTACTTGCCCCTCGTCACCAAGAGACTTCCACCATTTACGTCCACCAATACTAATTATATCTGTCATATTATTCCCTTCGATATATACCCTATTATACTATATATCAAATAATTAGTCAAGAGATTAATCATCTATTCCTTGAGCAGATTGATACTCTTCACAGATTTGTATAATCTGAACCGCTTGGTCTCTGAGTTGACCTATCGTAGATAGTTCTTCACCCTTGAAACCACCGCGTTGTACAACAGTATCAATTACTGCTACAGTTGAACGCGACACTCTATTACCGAGTTCATACATTTGTGAGTGGTCTTCTTTTGGTGGTGTTTCTGTTTTCTTAGACATCTTATGCTTCTCCGTATGTAGATGTTTTCTCTAGTGCTATATAGTATTCTGTTGTAGACTGTTTACTAGTAAACTTAGATATCAGTTTAGATGATATACCAACCTCAAAGTCTTCATTAACAACTTTTAGATTACCAACGTTCAAGATAAACTGAAACTTCACGTCCGGATATGAACCTTCAACATCAATAGAATAATTATTAGATGTTGCGTCTTTACTATCAAGAACAGATAAACGTATCGCCCCTGTTACAGGTGTAATAGATATCTCATCATGACCGAGTGCTGCAGCAGCACGCTTTACCTTCTTAAGAGTATCGCTGTCTAGCGTAAACTTAACTTCAGGTTCTGGCATGTTAATAGAGTTCGCAGGAGAAGTCAACATCTCTGGGTCAGAGAAGAAGTACTTTACTGAGGAACGACCTGTAGAATCGCCTACAACAACATAGTCATTCTCAAACCTTAGTCTTGGTTCATCTACTAATGAGAGTACATTTAGAAACTCATTCAAGTCATAGATACCAAAAGTCTTTGGAAAATTCACGTTCACTTCGCTTGTAGATAAGACATTACGAGCAGTCGAAATAGTCTTCAGTTGATTACCCTCGTTAATAACTATGTTAGGGTTTATTGTAGCATAGTTTTTTAGTATATTAATAGTTGTGTCATTTAGTTCCATTTTAGGTCACCTTTCTTTATTGTATAGACTTTATAATATATCATTTGACTGAATAAGTCAAGCACTTTTTTTCAATTTAGAGAAGTTTTTTTCTTTTACGAACTCTAACTTCCGTTCAAAAGCAGCGTCTTCTAATTCAGACTTATGTGAAATGACAAAGACGTTAGTGTCTTCAGCGACAGTAGCAATAATCTTCATCAAGTTCTCGATACCCTCTTCATCCAAAGATGAGTCAAAAGTCTCATCAAGGATTAGAAGGTTTGTTGCTACAGAGTTTTTCATCTTAGCAATCTGTCTCCATGTAAATAGTAATGACAAGTCAATACGTTGTTTCTCACCCTCAGAGAATGAGTCATAGGAGAATGCGTCACGATGTCTTGAACGGATAGTCTCAGCGAAACTCCCATCCAAATCAAAGTGAACAAAGAAGTCAAGGATTTGTAAATACTTGTTAGTCAACTGATTGATAACAGGTAAGTACTGCCTTATAATCTTTGTCTTTATACCCGTGTCTTTCAGTAGTTCTGCGTTGACACGATTGTATGAGTTTTGTTCAGCGAGTTTAAACTTGTCTTCTTGTAAACCCTCTTTCTCTATTCTTAGTTTCTCCAGACCCTCGTTTGCTTCGGTAAGGTCTCCAGTATTATCTTCTATCTCTTGTATTTCATTCTGTAGTCGAGTAATGTTAGTATTGATACGACCAATCTCTTGAGTGTTGGCATTGACTTTACTCTGCCACTCTCTTACTTCATTCAACTTAGTGTTTACTTGTTCTAATAATAAGTCAAGACTAGTACGTTTCTTCTCACCCATCTCCAGTGCATCTTTGATAGTTCCTGCCTTGGTCTTGCATTCGGATAGGTGATGTTGTTTCGTATCGGCATCTATATCCTGTTCACATGTAGGACAGATATCGTTTTCAGAAAAGAACTTTGCCTGTTTCACTACGTTCTTCTGTTTAGTTTTAAACTGAGTCATAAACTTATCAAGTTCAGTAATGTTACCTGATATGCTACTAGACTCGTCATTAAGGGCAGGTTGGTTTGTTGTTATTTCAGAAGTAAGACTTCCGTTAGACTCATTCAATATCCGTATATCTTCTTGGAGATTATTGATAGTTTCCTGTTTCTCTTTCTTCTGTGCCGATGTAATCGTAGTAAGGTCGCGAAGGTATTTCTTCTGAGAGAGTATCTTAGTATCAACCAGATTGATTTCGTGTGCGTTATTGTTCATCTTATCTTTGAGTATAGATGTCTGTTCCTTTAGGATACCATTCATCTTACTGAAAACATTAATATCAAGTAGGTCTTCAATCACTTCGCGTCGTGCGCCTCCAGAGAGTTGCATAAACGGGACGAAGGATGAAGACCCAAGAACCACTATTTGATGAAAGGACTTGTGGTTCAACTTGATAATATTATTCTCAAGCATCGTCTGATATTCACGAGCATGAGAATTTTGATTCACCATATTACCGTTGACCCATATCTCAAACTTATTAGGTCTGATACCACGGACAACTTTATAGTTAGATGAACCGATGCGAAACTCCACCTCTACAATAGTACCTTTACCATTGATTGAGTTTACGAGTTGCGTCTTAGAGATTTTTCTATGAGGTTTACCGAATATAGCAAACGATAAAGCATCTAGCATAGTAGACTTACCTGCTCCATTTTGACCCACTATTAATGTGGTAGGTGTTTTCTCAAACTCAACTTCGGTGAAGTTATTACCTGTAGACAGGAAGTTTTTAAAACGTAGTTTCTCAAAATAAATCATATAAGTCCTTTACAAATTATATTATAGTATATTCGACTGAATAAGTCAAGTAGAAAATTAAACTATTTCCATACTCTGTGCTTCTTTCATTAAATCAGAAATCTCTTTCTTTATCCTACCCTTGTCAAGGTCGGTATTAACAGCGTCGATATAATCATATACAATCTGTTCAGTATCCTCTACAGATACTTTATCATCATCTACATTCTCACCAATAAAGTCTGAGAAGTCTTCTTGTATTTTAAGTTCGTGTATCTTCTGTGCCTGTACTCTGTCAACAAACCTTTCAAACTCATAGGCATCACCCTTATTTACAACAACTAGTTTTACGAACTTCTCATCGAGGTGAGATAAGTCTTGAAACTTGTTTATCTTTTCGTGATCATAATATATCTTCTCAAAGATTGTTACGGGATTACGAACAGCAGTTAGTTCTCTTGTTTCAGTATCAAGGATATGGAAATACTTCGCGTCATTACAATCATTCCAGAAGAACTCCATTTGCGAACCAAGATAGTGTACGTTACCCATATGAGATTTAGCGTGGAAGTGACCTGATAATACAGTTTCAAACCTAGAGAAAAGCGTAGGAGACATACCATCGTGACAAGGCATACCCCTCTGCATATCAAACCCTTGTAGTTCTAAATGAGCACCAATAAAGTCTGCTTTACAATTAGCAATAAAGTCAAGGCACTGTTCTTCATTCTCTTTACATATCCAAGGAACCAGTCCCATCTTCAACCCTTCATAGTTTACTACGGTAGGTTCCATAACAAGATTAACTTCATTCATATAGTGACCCTGAAGTTCTTTCAGAGCATTCAACTCATTAGTATTCTTATAGTACACGTCATGATTGCCAGGAATAATATCCATAGTAATACCATACTCACGTAACTTCTCTAGGAAGATTTTACGGTTATGACCTAGTGCCTTGAAGTTTACGGTCTTACGGTTATCATAGTAGTCGCCAAGGTGAAGTATCTGAGTGATACCATTTTCTCTTAGATAAGGGAAGAATACATCTCGATAGAACTTCTCTTGGTAATCCATAAAGATATCCGAGGAGTTACGAATACCCGCATGGGTATCATTCAGTATTGCTATTTTCATTAGTCTGCCTTTCTCATATAACCTTTAGTATATACTACTACAACTAAAAAGTCAAGTATTATATTGGGTCATTCCCAAGGGTCACTTTCAATATAAAAATCCAATGCCGCTTCTTGTTCGTCTAACCATTTATTATAGGTTACATTGTCTTTATGTAATAGTCTTGTTTCTGCGTCACCAAGAACTCTTAAGTTCCAACCCATTAACTCAAGGTCGCGACCATGATATGTGAAATGTACATAATCACTCATTAATAAATCCCGATAGGTCACTATCAACTTTAACAGTACGTCTTTTTCGTTGTTTTTTTACAACCTCTTTCCACTCACTATCTTTTAGTTTAACCTCATCGATACGAATACGAAGTTGGTCAACGAATGCTTGTGCAACTGTGGCACTCTGAGCATCACCAAGTTCATTGTCAAGAAAGTTCTCAATACCAGACTGATTGATATATTTCATTTTGATATCTTGTTGTTTCTTTTCCTTTGCTATTCTGCGTAGGAATGCATACCAAGATATTTGTGTGAAGTAAGCAAAGGCATTTGGTCTACCTGTACGTGTTGCCGCTTCGAGGTTATAGTTCTCGATTGCCTTGAGACAGTTCTCCACTGCGTCCATTACCATTTCTTCACGATAGGTATATCTTACAAAGTTTGCTTTATGAGAAAGTCCCTCACATATTTTTAGGAAGCATGAAGCGATATAGTCAGGAACCTTTGGAAGTTGGTTTGCTTTATTATCGCGTGCTTCATTTAATATAGTAACATAGTCAACCACTGCTTGTGAGAACTGCGCGTTATTCACGTAGTGTGGTCTATCTCTTGGTTTCACTTTATTCATTTTAATTCCTGTTAAGTTTATTTTTCATATCACTATTATAGTTGATTTTTGTTTATAAGTCAATACTAAATTTAATTTTATTTTTTACTTGACTTTTATGGCGTTTTATAGTATACTTAAAGTACTCTTTAGGGAAGGTAGTATATACTAAATTAATGCAATGTTTTTGGGTCTATAAACGGTAACACGTTATCACCTGAATCATCATTCTCTTCTTCAATACTTTTTAAATGGTCTCTTAACTTCTGAGTCAATTCATTTACATCACCATTACCTGTTACGGTTGCTTGACTTTCTCTATTCTCAAACATCTCTTGCATACTAATAAGTGCTTCTTCATATTGTATCAATATAGAATCAACAGGTTGAGCAATACCAACAATATGTGCCGCGTTCAATATAATAAAATCTTCTAAGTTTTCTTGATATACCATCCAAGGTCTAAAGGAATAATATCTATAACTACCACCTTCAGTTTCACCCATAACAAGTTTCATTGCCTTACGAACAACTATCTCTGTCTCGTCATCCATATTCCATTGAACGACTTCACAAATAACCTCGTCCCCTGATGTAAGTTTAAATTGTTTTGTTTCGTATAAATCTTTACTCATATAACTATATAGTCTTACTTTAAGTTTAGTTTAAATATTTTATATGGGAACTGTTCTTTACTGTATATTTTAATACGTTCGCCACTATGCTTTAATGTAAAGTTTTTATGAGACTTTATATGTAAATCGTCTGCTATATCATATAGTTTAGCAACGCTGCCATCATCACTCATTCGTAATGCCCTACCAATAGATTGTAATACTTTTACCTGAGACTTACTTGGAGATGCGAATATAATATTATGTAGGTTTCTTATGTTAATACCTGTAGAGAATGTACCCAGTGATGCTACAATAATAGCATTT